ATTTTTGTATCCCGGGATGGACCGATTAAGTTAGCGGCCCATGAATTGGAAACCTACAGAAGATTGAGGTTTTCCACGACAGCCTCTTGCCAGAGACTGCCGAAGCCAGTCGGAAAAGACTGGCGATCGCCCAAGCCATAGTCCCAATGCGGACTTGACTTGAGCTTTAAACGGTAGGATCCCCGAGAATCTCGAGGTGTGACCCTACCGGACCTAAGTGTACCTGCTAACGCGGCCATTAGGAGGGCGTCTGGGTTGTTAAACCAGCCGTCCAACCGAGGTGGCCGAGCTTCAACGTCTTTCATAGAGAAGCTACGAGAACGAAGCGTTAGGCAGCGGTATTTAGCCGCACCTGTAAACGGATCGACTCGGTACTTCGCAACGCAGAAAGGGACCTTTACACCTGCATCATCCTGTTCATGATAAGGGATTGTGAGAAATCGCAACCCCTTCATCAAGTATCGGATGGTAGCAGGGAGAGGGCACTGCTGCTTTGCACTCCAGACGTTTAATCTATTGATAGCAGAGTACTTGTCGCTTTCCGTCCGAAGGGTCAAAATATAGACCCCCCTAACGTTGTGGCCAGAAACATAGTCTCCGCCACACGACTCACGGAAGCAGCCGTCGTTAAACGACTTATCTACGTTAACCTTGAAGCCACACAACATCAAAAGTTTACACACGTGGTTATAAGCCTCGTGCTTAACGATGATGTCATCGCCGAAAACGGCGAAGTTGCCCAAGGAATGTTTACTTGGACGCTCGATTTTAATCGACCGAGCGCGGTAAACACCGTAGACCAAGCTAGTAAAGAAAAGCGTCTGCAAAGGGAACGTAAAAGCATTCCCCATGCTAGACACCATATGTAACTCAACCTTGCGACCATCTGGCAAGATGGTAAACGGTGTACGAGCTAATTCCAACCACCTTACAACAGTGGGAGGGAAGAACTCGCGCACCAACGCAAGAGACATCGAGTCTGAAGCGCTGGAGAGATCAATAGTACCGAAATCTCCGAGCAAAGACCCGCGCTGAGCTAGGACTTTGTTATTTTCTGGCTGAAAAGAGAGGTCAATGCCGCACGCCTCCCTTAGCCGCCCTTCAATAACGCGTCCTATACCTTTCTGGAAAAACATATTACAGAGAGGCTCAGTACATATGGTTCTGCTAATCTTCCGTGTCTTAGGTACAAAACTAAGGCGACTAGCTTCGAAGACCTCGTATCCCCGAGTTTGTGATCTCTTAGACTCAACGAGAGACCACAATGGTTCAGACGAGGTAAGGTGCTTGAACAAGTCAAGCAGCTCCTGACTTGATGCAACCATCTTACTGGTTCCTATTTTTGAGAAATAATCCTCGGAATAGGCACCAATATTGGCGCCAGGACCAACTCCAAAGCAATCGAAGATTTGCCTGATACCCAGTATGGGGCCCGTAAAAGAGCCTCGACTGAAGTCAGGGAAAAAGAAGTCGTGGATAAATCCACGCGCCTCTCCGATTGCGATTTCGTCGATCGAGGTCTGTTGGCTGGTATCCCAGGTAAATGAACGACACGATTCGTTGACCTCAAGAAAGAGGTCCAGAGCTCTTTGATTTGCAAGTGGCTCTATAGTATCTTGATTTTTCTTCAAGAAACTATTCCACAAGCTAGTCATCGAGAAGTCGTGACGGGACTGCCCTGGGAATGGTTGTATTGCACCACTCCAGCCGTTAGACAACAAATCAGAACGAAGCTTTTCGGGAAGTTCCACAGCGTAATCACGCATATCGATCTCCGAAAGGAAAGACAGGTTAAGAAGGCGATGCCAGGGACTAAACGGTACCCTGAATCATCGTATCTCCGCAACCTGCCGACTGTTGCCAGACAGCTCCGAAGAGAGCTGACAACAGAGCACGTACATTGGCAGCATCTGCCGTGTCACATCCTGCAGGAATCTCCAGAGTTACGGAGCCCAGCGCGATGGCAATGGGTTGGCCTGCAAGGGGAGTCATCCCCTTACGAGCGATCCATTTGAACGTGTTCCTCGGAACGTCCTTGATCAATCCCGTTGTCGGATTCGGTTTGCCTAAAGCTTTATAGACAGCCGGCCGAACGAAATTGATGGTAAAAGGACTTGAAACGGTGTGCGTGGTTACACCAGCCTGCGTACCACCGAGAGCAGAAACGGCGACCTGCTTGCCAAGGGCAGTAGGGGCCTGATCTGTGACGATGGTATACGTAGGTGAGGTGAATCCCGTCTGCGGCCCGCCGGTAATCGGCGATGTTAGTGCTATCGACATATTGTTCCTCAGGATACTGGATTGCTGGAACCGTTTTATCGGTGCCAGTTTCTCCGTGGTTTATCTTGCGGATGTACATCTAGAAAGTTAGTAAGAAGGGCAGTAATATTTGCCATCTGACCAACATTCAACCCAGGTTCAAACTGGAAGACGGGTAATGGTACCCCACCACCAGAATTCCTGGACAAAGATGTACGGTTTAACTCCCAATTTGCCTGACCATCTTTCACAATCACTTGTTGCCAATCCCAGGGAAATCCGCCGGGTCTGTTAGAGGTCGGTTTCATGTGCCCATAAAGGCGCGTACGACGCCGAATCGTCTGACAGACGAAGCAAACATCCGAGGTTTTGGTAACTGACGATGAAAGAATATCGCCAACATTGGCGAAATAGTCCACCAGGAAGCTCCACGGGAGTAACTCCCATGCTGTCGGTACAAACTCGCTCGGCGTAAAGCCGAAAAGCGCAAGATTGTCCCATGTGGTAGCATCAGTTGAAGTCTTAACCTTACCTTTGTAGCGGACGGTGCATGAGGCACGGGCCAAGCTCAAATACATATAGAATGAGAAACTTCCTATATTTAGATGAGACTGGCCATCCCCATAACCCATTCCGCTTGCGCCGTTGTATACGTCAAGCCCATCCGTACC